TCTTGGGCAAGTGTTTACAAACTAACAACTACCAAAGAATCTGGTAATGGTAACAATTGGTTTGGTTGGGTTGTTGAATTTGTCAGATTTCTTGACAAACCAACTGACAGTGGTGCTCTTGAAATAACAAAAGGTTTTTATGAGGGTGCTAAGGAGTCTGATATTTTTGGTAAAGTAGAATTTGCTGAAGATAAAAATAAAACGATAAAAGAAGACGTTCCTTTCTAATGCATAAGGAATTGTTGTCGTTGTTTCAAGGCGATGACTCTCGATATCTCAAGTCCTCTCTTACAGGGGAGGACGATGAGCGAGGTAAACGACAAGCTAATTATGTCACTGTGCACGAGCCTGTGACAGAAGAAGTATGGAAACAACATCTAGAAGGTAAGATTAGGTTAGGTTTAAAACCAGAAACTGATGAGCAGTGTAAATGGGGATGTATAGATGTTGACCCAAACAATTACAAAGATTACTCAGAAAAAAAATATGTTGAAATAATTAGTAAGTACAAGTTACCTTTTGTACCTGTCAAATCTAAATCTGGTGGATTACACATATTTGTTTTCTTTTCAGAGACGGCAAATGTGGTAAAAGTCACAAAAAAATTATCAGAAATTAATGAACAGTATTTTTTAGCGCAAGAGATTTTTCCTTGCAACAAGGCAGTTAATATGCCTTATCACAATATGAATGCATCAATGGAGTTTGCTTTTGATGGTAATAACACACCAATAATGGTAGGACGCTTTGTTCAATTAGCAAAAGAAAGAACAATAGAACCTAAAGATTTTTTTAATCTAAAAGTACAAGAATACGAAGCTGAAAGCGAATGGAAACATTATCCACCTTGTGTGCAAAAATTAATTCAAGAAGGGTGGAGTGGGACAAACAGAAACAATTTTTTATTTAATGTTCTTGTTTTAGAGATGAAAAAGAACTCAACATTAACAGTGCAGCAACTTGAAGAATCTGCATTGACACGAAATGCACAAATTTTTGCAAAGCCTTTACCACGAACAGAGGTTGTGCAACTTGCTAAATCTGTTCATAAAGGTGGCTATCAATTTCAATGTCCACCAAAACATCCAGAGTACAATCCTATTTGCAACAAAGAATTATGTAAGTCAAGACGATTAGGTATTGGTGAAGCAGTTCCTGACATAATTGAAGCTTTTGAAAACATTAGCTACATACAAGATACTAAAAACATTTGGTATGAGTTTGATTTTAAAGGATCAAAAATTTCTGTTACTCCAGAAGATATGAAAGATGAGAAGTCTTTTCGTGTACGATTATTAAGGCATCGTGTTTATTGGCTTACACTTCCTAAACCTAGAAAAGGGCCTAGTCCTTTTGAATTGTTAATGAAAAATATTGTAGAAAAAGCACAAGAATCTATGGATCACTTGTATACAGATACAGTAGAGGAAGAACGCTATTCTGTCTTAAAGAACTTTTTTGAATCGCATATAGAACAAGATAAGTTTGATAAACTGAAAGATGGTTATGTAGTATTAGATTCTAAATCTAATGTATGTTATTTTAAAAAGCTTACCCTAGATAAGTTTCTCAAGAAACACGCATCACGGACCTTTAACACTACTGCTGATGCACTTCGTATGTTAAACTGTAAACGAGTTGATTATAAAGAGGGAGAAAAAAATATTTGGTATGTAGATATGCCTAACTTTGTAAACCATCAAAGTATTAAAAGAATAAAAACAAAAGATGAAACATCAGAAATGGACGAAAGGTATCATGATAAATTCAGGAATCCAGAAACAAAAGAGTCTGCACAAAAAGACGATTAAGATCTTTGGGCCACCAGGCACAGGCAAGACTTATACTTTAATAGAAAGAGTATTAAAGAAATATTTACGAATAGGTATTCATCCAAAAGATATTGCTTTTATTTCGTTTACGAATAAAGCAGTAAATACAGCTAGGGATAGAGCGCTAGCTGCTTTCCCAAAATATGACACTGATGACTTTCAAAGGTTTAAAACACTGCATAAGTATTGTCGTAGATACTTTGAAGAAGAAGTTTTTGACCCTAAGAACTGTATGCTAGACTTTGCTTTGCAGAGTAAAATAATTAAGACATCCGATACTCGTTTAGCTGATGATGGCTTTTTATACAAAGATTGGTCATTAGGTATATACGATAAAGCTAGGAATATGATGCAAGATCCTAAACTTATATACAAGCAAGAAAGTTACAAAAAAGATAATTTAGATATATTTTTACGAAAGATTGATACTTACGAGCATTATAAAAAAGATTCTTTCATAGATTTTACAGATATGATTGAGAGAGCAATTGATGAGGTGGACTTTCCACCCTTGGAGGTTTTGATACTTGATGAAGCTCAAGATTTTACACCTTTACAGTGGTCAGTAATTTACAAAATGGTTGATAAAGTTAAACGCGTCTATTTAGCTGGGGACGATGATCAAGGTATATATAAATGGAATGGAGCCGATCCAAAATACTTTACTACCTATTTCCCAGGACGATCTGTTGTGCTCAGACAAACAAGACGTTTTGGTAAAGAGATATATGAGTTCTCTCAAATAATAAGACGAGGTATATTTGATAGTGTAGAAAAGGAGTATGAACATACTGAAAAGTCTGGTACAGTAAAACGATATTTAAATTTTAATGAAATACCCTTTAAAACTTCTGAAGGAACTTGGTATATTTTGGGCAGAGTAAATTCAACTGTGACAGAATTAAAGATGGCCGCTAAAGACGCAGGCTTATATTTTTCTGACAACAAAGGTAATAAATCTTTTGATAAAAAGCAATGGAATGCAATTAAATCCTGGACAACCTTATCAAAAGATAAATCTATTAGTAAAGATCAAGCTGAAAATATGTACAAATATATTAGGGATCTAAAAGACTTTGATTTTAGAACACCTAAATTTTGGCAGAATATGCCTGAAACACAAACATTTACTTTTAAACAATTAAAAGAGTGGGCGGGTTTAGATTTAGAAGATTATGAACAAACACGCCCTTGGTGGATTATTTTAAAAAGGAACTTTACACCAAACCAAACTCAGTATTTTATTCGTTTACTACGGGCTTATGGGCAAAAAACTATTGATAAAGATCCTCAAATAATTATTGATACTATTCACTCTGTAAAGGGTGGCGAGGCTAACAACGTTTTAATTTATTCTAAAACAAACTGGCCCGCATCTTTTTCACATAAAACAAAAGATGAACAATCTGATGAAAAAAGGGTTTATTATACTGGAGTTACTAGAGCAAAAAACACTTTACATATTTTATCCACAGATTATAAATATAATTATCCTATTGGAAAAGATTATTTTATGTACCTACAGGAGAAAAAATGAGTCCCTATTTTGAAGAACTAAAAGTTGGACAATTTTACAGTCCAGAATTACACAACATAGTATTCAACCCAGAAACAGAGTGGATACCCTATTTTAATTTTATAGCCACACCAATACCAATTAGTATAGTGCTTGCCGATGATTTTTACTTATGGTTG